TATGTATTTATAGCCTTATTTGTATAGTATGCACTTAATTGTGATAACTAATGTCAAAGGATTAACAATGCCAAAAATGAGAACATTTACATTCTTCGACGGAGATAAGACAGAAACCAAAGAATCAACTAGCTATAAAAAAGCGGTGAAGTCATATCAAGGCAGTACCAAAAGTAAAGTTGTTAGAGTAGAGTGGGAAGCCAAAAAAGGTGGAGTGTATGAAAAAGAACAACTTCTACCAATGGGAAGAAGTAAAAAGATAGGAAGATAGCATGGCTGGAATAAAGCAAAGAGGACCAAGATCTGAAAACTACAAAAGAACTGTGATCAGAGATGGTGTTGAAGTAGAAATAAAACCCGTAAGATATTATGGTCCAGGAGCCAATGGTCGTATGTGTGGAGCCTATGCTGACACTGGTGATTTGATCCTGGGCTCAGACGGAAAGCCTAAACCTTTTAAAAGCATTTAATTAACGATTAAAATTTTCGGGACGAGTAAGGTTACCTGCTATCATTCTTCCCCTGTTGTCAACAAGTTCGAATTCAAGTAACATTTTATTAGATATATTTTTGATCTGAGCCGCTTCAAAGGCACTGATGTGGACAAACACGTCTTGTGAATTGTCGTCAGGGGTGATGAAGCCGTAACCTTTTTTGGAGTCAAACCATTTTAGTTTGCCTGTGATTCTTTCACTCATATTTTTTTTATTTCTTCCTGTTTATAATGTAAAAGTAGTATTTTCCTACCTTAATATTTACCAAAATGTTACGGATAATTATCTGCATATAGATATAGCACGAACATATGGATCATGCTATACCTAATATGAATTGTTTTTATAATGAGTTTTTCTTTTCTTGGATTTCTTTTCTACGTTCTTTGGCAAGTTTACCCATGTTACCTAAGGCTTTTCTTGCTCTTGCCGCCGCCGCTTTTACTGACTTGCTTTCAAAAGATTCTGATTCTTTTATGTAGCTTTCGTACTCGGCAACTATTTGTTCATGTATACTGGACATAATTATTCTCCTATATTCGTATGTAATTATTGTTTTAGATGTTTTTAATGTGTATAATCTGGCTTATAGGCACCGTATTTGGCGAAATTACCCTCCAGCAAATACGTTTGGTGAGCCTGCCGCAACCGAAGTACACCCAGATATTGCGTCTCCAACCCTGCCCGTTCCTACATTATTGGTTTTGACTGTGGTTGATCCTGTGGCAATTGGTGCCGCGTGTGGTGGACATGGTACACCTGGCAATAGGTGTGTGGTGTTGTTGTCACCTTGTCTTGAAACTGGAATGTTGTTTGCAAATACATTTGGAGAGCCCACTGCTCTAGTCATGCCTGTACAATGTGTAACATCTGCATCACCTATTCTAGTTACTGCTGGCATAGTATCTCTCCCTTTTCATTAGTTCTTGTAACTTTGTATTCCATTGTTCGATCTCTTCATGTTGTTCTTCTGTGTGAGGTTCTGGTGGAACCTCAGGTGCAAACTCTATCACATGATCAAATTCGTTTGGTATTTCATCATACTGTGTGTAGGTGACGAGTTTACCTTTGTCTTTTATAACAAACTTGTGCATATTAATATTTATGTAAGATTATTTACGAACAACGTCAGCCATGCCGGCTGGTGCTTGTACAATACTGCTTGTCTGATTTGTGTATGCGTCTGCAAATTGTTTTGCTGTTTTGTGTATTAAAGTGATTGCACTATGCTTAATACTGTATGACAAAGCCATGTCGGCAGTAAATAAAAACTGTTGTAATCCTATACCTTTTTGGCCTGCTACTAATGTCAAAGGTTTGTTTACCTTGATCTTGGTGTCATCATCTGCTTCAAACTTTCCAACAAGCTCTTCGCCAGATGTAAGTTTTATAGTTATAACGTCTCCAACTTTATAAGGTGTTTCAATTAACATTTAATCTCCTAGTGTGCATGGTTCATTCCGTGTTGTTCCATGTGTTCTACTAATTGTTCATACCCTCCTACATACTTACCGTGCAGTATTATCTGTGGAGCAGTTCTTGGCATAGGTAATCCGTTCACTTCAAACTCTTTCATAAGTGTTTCTACTTGGATATCCTTTCCAATAATGCTTTCCTGATATGGAATGTTCTTGCTTTGCAATAATGCCTTTGCTTTTACACAAGAAGGACAGTTAGGTTTACTATAGACGACGGTAGTGCTAGGAGTAGCTTGTCTAGTTTCCATTATAATTTAAATCCTTTTAATTTATCTTTGTTTACGTCTTGTTTGATTCCGCCAACGATGTAGCTTTCAACTTCAGTTTCTTGTGGTGCAACCTGAAGTCCTGCTGAACTCAACCAATGTTGTGTCCATGGTAAAGGGTTTTGTGTGGTTGGTGTATCAAAGATTGGTTTGTAACCTAATGCTTTTAATCTTCTGTTGGCAATGTATTCTACATAACTGCCTAACAGTCTTTCATTCAATCCAATGATTGATCCGTCTTTCATTAAGTATTTTGCCCAAGCCTTTTCTTCTTCAACACAGGCTTTCCACATTTCATAAACTTCATCTTCACACTCTTTGGCAATCTTTGCCATGTCTGGATCATCTTCTCCACGCATCCAGTTCTTTAATACGTGTGAACTTAATGCAAGATGTTGTGCTTCATCTCTTGCAATCAAAGAAATAATCTTAGCTGAACCTTCCATAAGTTTCAGTTCGCCAAATGCAAAGGTACAAGCAAATGAAACATAAAATCTTAAACCTTCTAAGATGTTTACGTTCATCATTGCTAGATACATTTTCTTTTTAACATCTAACATTGTGCCTTTTTTCAAATGTGTAAACTTGTCTGCGGCTTCTGTAAACGCATCATAGTTTTTGGTTACAGAAATAGCTCTTTCAATAATTTTGTCATCATCTAAAATAGTATCTAATACTTCACTTGGATCAGCATAGACATTTTTCATGATGTGTGTGTATGAACGTGAATGGATTGTTTCAAAGAAATCCCAAGTAACAATACAACCTTCTAGTTCTGGAATACTTACGTGTGGTAGAAAAGCCAAGCATGGACCTCTACCCTGTACACTATCTAATAGTGTTTGATATTTTAAGTTTGATGTGAATATATGTTTCTGTTCAGGACGAAAGTTCGCATAGTCTGATCTGTCTTTTTGCAGACTTACTTCTTCAGGTCTCCAAAAATAACCTAACATAGTTTGATTAAGTTTGTCAAACACAGGGAACTTGAATACATCATATCTCTGTGTGTTCTGGTCTGCTCCAAAAAACATATATTGCTTTGTGAAGTCAATTTTTTCTCTATTAAAAACTGTCTTTGCCATCTTTTTCTCTTTCTACTCTTCTACTCTCTTTAAATTAACATCACTTTGCAAATACGTCAACTTTAAATTGCACATGATTCACAAACTTCATCCTCATCTTCAGCCTTTACTTGACTGTCTGTTAAACCAACTTGTGGTTCAAATGGTTTTTCTTTATAAGCGATCTCAGTTTTGATTTCATCTTCACTAGGATCAGTCTTAAAGTCATATGTGTTTTGGTAATAAGAAGTTTTCCAACCATACTTATAAGTGGTTAGCATATCTTGTAGCATAACACTCATTGGCACTTCATTGTTTTCGAAGTGTGTAGGATTGTAACTCCAGTTACCTGAAATTGCCTGATCAAAAAACTTTTGCATCACTGCAACAATTTTTATATAACCCTCATTACTTGGCATATCCCATAATAACGTATAGTTATTCTTTAACGTTTGATACTGTGGAACAATCTGCTTAAGAGGCCCTTTTTTTGACTTCTTAATGGACAAGAACCCTCTAGGTGGTTCGATTCCGTTTGTTGCGTTCGACACAATGGAACTGCTCTCCGAAGGCATCTGTGCGGACAATGTTGAGTGCCGTAGACCGTGAAGTCCAATGCTCTTGCGAAGATCATTCCAGTCATATTTTAACGTGATCGAACAAACTTCGTCCAGTTCCTTTTTGTATGTATCAATTGGTAATATACCATCACTGTATTTAGTACGATCAAAATATTCACACTTGCCTTTTTCCTGTGCTAATTTATTACTTGCTACCAATAGATAGTATTGAAATGCTTCTGTAAGCTCATGCACTTTAGTAAGTGCTTTTTTATCATTATACTTAACACCATTCTTTGCAAGGTAATGTGCAAGTCCAATATATCCAACACCAAGACTTCTTCTTGCTTTGGTTGAAACTTCTGCGGCTTTCACAGGATAACGTTGGTAGTCAATAACTTCGTCTAATGCTCTAACTGCCAAGTCACATAAATCTTCTAACTCCTCAAGATCTTTTAATACTCCAACATTGATTGCAGATAAAATACAAAGTGCTATCTCACCGTCAGGATCATCAATGTGTTGCAATGGTTTAGTTGGCAAAGTAATCTCTTGGCAAAGGTTGCTCATGTAAACAGGATCTTTGAAAGAGCTGTGTGTGTTTGCATGATCAACATTCATGATATATATTCTTCCTGTTTCTGCACGTTCTTTTATTAATGCAGAAAACAATTCCATTGCTTTGATCTTCTTTTTCTTAATTGAAGTTTTGCGTTCATATTTTTCATACAGTTCTTGAAACTTTTCTTGATCTGCATAAAATGAATCATATAGTTCTGGAACATCATGTGGAGAAAATAAACTTATCTCTTCGTCATTTAAAAGTCTTTCATACATGACCTTGTTTAATTGAATTGAATAATCTAATCTTCTTACTCTGTTATCTTCTGTTCCTTTGTTATTCTTTAGCACTAGGATATCTTCTATCTCATAATGCCAAAAAGGAAAGTGTGTTGTTGCATTACCACCACGTACTCCATTCTGTGTGCAACATCTTACAGTTGATTCGAATTTTTTAAGAAAAGGAATCACGCCTGTGTGTGCAACCTCACCACCTCTAATTTTAGAATTGATGGCTCTGATTCTTCCTGCATTTATTCCAATACCTGCTCTCTGTGCCGTGTATCTTCCTATGGCCATGTCGCTAGAAAAAATGCTGTCAAGTGTATCATCTATGTCCACTAATACGCAAGAAGCAAATTGTCTCAACGGTGTTCTCACACCTGCCATAATGGGAGTAGGAATATTAATTTTAAATAATGATGTTGCGTCATAGTATCTTTTTACTATAGACATTCTTTTATCTTTAGGATAATCTGCAAATAGTGTTGCCGCAATCATCATGTACATCACTTGTGGTGATTCATGTATGTCACCTGTGCTTCTATCTTGCACAAGATATTTGTCAACAATTTGTCTCAGTCCTGCATAAGTAAAATTTTCATCTCTACTATGTTTGATCCAACTATTCAACTTCTTTAATTCTGTTTGTGTATATTTTTCTTTGATAGCAGGGTCGTATACGCCTCTATCAATATTTCTATCTATTATTTTTGTAAGCGGAATAGGAGTGTATTGTCCAAACGTTTCTTTGTAAATCGGATATAACAACAATCGTGCCGCAACATATTGATAATTGGGGTTATCCAATGTGATCAAATCGTTAGATGATTTAATTAATATTTCTTGTATTTCTTCTGTTGACATTCCATCATAAAATTGTATGTTCGCAGTCATCTCAACTTGCGAAGCACTAACATTTGATAGTCCTACACAGGCTTCTTCTACTACAAAATGAATTTTATTGATGTCTAATGGTACACTTGTTCCGTCACGTTTAATGATATGAATTCCGACGCCGTTTGACATTCTCAATAACTCCTGTTAATTTTTAATCTACTACGTGATGATATTGTATTTATTGTAATGCTGGCATCGTGTAAATGCGTTGTGAAACAAAATTTGTGGGTAAGTCACTCTTTTGAACAACTTCATTGTACTTGTAACACAAAACGTAATTTCCAATACAAACAGGATAACATAATTCATCTTCTTCGTAGTCCTTAACTATATGTATCTCGAATTTGTCTCGAGAAAACCTATTAGTTAATTGTAAAGTGTAACATACTCCAAGGCTGTTTGTCAAGTCGCAAATGCTGTTTTGAGCGAGAAGCTCCCATGGAGTGGGCCAAGTGTCCATATTCCACGGATCTACACTCAGTTTACTCCTTGCCAACTTGTTGTAATAGTTTATTACGTCCTGAAAAGGATTGAGACTTACCTCTAGTTGTTTTCTAAATTGTGTCCAGTTAACGAGTTTAAGCTCGTAATTGTTGTTGGGCATATTAAGTTTTGTATCTTAATTTAAATAATATGTCACCTGTGTCAGACGTTGTCGTGTTCTTCATTGAGATTACAACTGTGTCG